TTCGATCAAAGCTCAATACAGACAATTCCTTATACTGACAAAATGTTAGTTCAAAATACATTAACAAACTTTCATAATGATGTCTACACAATATCCACAATTTCGTCGATAGTTCATTACTCCTCGGGGTTGAACACGTTTATTAATGATGGCATTACTTTATCAACTCTTACTAATGCTGCAGACCAAATAATGGTTTATTACGGAAGTAGATTGCTGAATAAGAATGGGGGTTATTATCAAGATACCAATTTATCATTCGATCCACCGATTATAAATTACAACACTTCTACATCGGCCGGGTTAATTGAAGTTCCTTTTGTGCAAGATTTGCCAATTACAAATACTGTCGGTGATGCATGTATTGTTCTAAATGGAAATTCAGCAAACTATGTTAGTAATTATACCACCAATCTCAATGTACTAACAGCCGGAGCAATTGTAATCCCAGTATATGGCCAAGGGTGGGCAAGCTTCATTAGCACAGGAAATTATGTAACTCTTAAAATTTCTGATGGTATTGGTGGATTTATATCAGCTATACCCGATGGTACTACGGTGGTTAATTTCTCTGTAGTAGGAAATACTGTTAATCAAATAACTTTAAGCAATCCTACAACAGTTGATTTACCTATCGATGGTGCAAATATAGTTGTTTATGGTGATATGTCTTATAAAGAAGTGTGGGTATATGAAAATTCTACCGATATTAACTCTGTCAACGGATATGTATATCGAGGAATAAACTATCAACCACCTGAGTTTACAATTGATTCTTCTACACAAGAAATCAAGCTAAGGCTTGTAACCGGAGTGGTTTCGGGGGTTAAATTAACAATAGTACAGAAGCAAATTACACCGACAACATCTTGGTCTTGGAATACAGGAGCTTTATCATTGGTGGATAGTAACACTCCGCAGGCTAATTTCTTAAAAATTAGCCCAGTAGATTTGCCAACTGATTATTATTATGGCGGAACGCCCTAACCGGCTAGTATAAATATATTTTATGGAACAGTCTAAAACTATGAATAACTCAACAAAAAGCCAAGAAACAGAAATTGCCGCCCGTCCAAACGAGCAAGGCTCGATTAAGATCCAAGGTCATATTAAGATTTTTGACCCTAATACTAAGGAAATTTTTGTAGATAAGCGTAATGCTATACATTATGAAAATTTTTCGTTAGCATTAGCACAAAGTTTAAGTCATCAAGGTTATGGTACTATTTCTCAAATGGCATTCGGTAATGGTGGCACATTAGTTGATGACACCGGTATTATTACATATTTGACTCCTAACACTATTGGTCCTACTGCGGCGTTATACAACGAAACTTATAGTAAAGTAGTTGATCCTAAATTAGCTAGTGATTTGGATCCTGCTAGAAATTTTATGCAAGTACGCCATATTTTAGGAACAACTTATAGTGATATTTTAGTTAGCTGTTTGTTAGATTTTGGAGAACCGTCGGGCCAAGCAGCATTCGACAATGCCACAACTCCTAACGGAAATTATATTTTTGATGAACTAGGATTAAAAAGTTATACAGCAACCGGAGATAATTTATTATTAACTCATGTAATATTCCACCCAGTTCAAAAATCATTAAACAGAATGATTCAAATCGATTACACTGTGAGAATACAAAGCCTCACTGGCGGAATTTAATATGTCTTATACAATATTAAACACTGATGGATCAATTTTAACTATACTAGCAGATAATACAATTGATGCAAGTTCTACTTCTCTATCTTTGATAGGAAGAAACTATAGTGGATTTGGCCAAGCTCTTAATAATAATTTAGTAACATTATTAGCAAATAATGCTAGCAGCGGTCCGCCTATTTCTCCTTTAGTAGGACAATTATGGTATGATACTATAGGAAAAAAATTAAACATTTTTGATGCAGGTTTTAAAGCCATCAATGGCGCTGTTGTATCAGGAAGTCAGCCAACAAATTTAAGCAGCGGAGATTTATGGTGGGATTCAACTAACGGTCAATTAAAAATATATAATAATTCAACAATATTTACAATTGGTCCTGCATATGGATGGGTGCCGACAACAGTTAATACAACCGTATATAATGCAAATGTTCCTCCTCAACCGCTGCCAGTTACTTTATTAGAAAATGCAAATGATGGCACAGTATTAGGTTACATGAGCAATGTTCAGTCCTCTATAGGAACTTCGAACGCAATATCTTCGTACATAAGCACAATTACTGAATCTACAGTCAAAGGACTAACAATATTAGGGGATATACAATATACAGGAAAGATATTAAACAATTATCTATCTATAACAATTGATCTAGGAGTACTAGCTGCCCCTGGTTCTACATATTATGCGGTACCTAATCCTTTAGTGCCTACACCAATATTTATTTCTACTTCTCCAAGTTATGCATTAGAACAAAATGGGTTTATTTCTCAATTTTTGTCGAAAGTATTTCCAATTAATACTACTTCAAATGCTACAATTATTAATCCTGCAAATTCTTCTTTATCGGAATCGGGTGTCCCGTTGAATAGTCAAGTAAGAGTTATGGTAACTTGCCCCGGCTACTATCAAATACGATTATTCCAAGCTGGTCTAACCGCCGGTCAAATAGGAGAATGGAAAGCACCTAATATTTCTAATTCTAGTGTTTTTACATTTACAAATATAATCTATCAATCAGCAGCAGTGGTATAATTAGGAAAAAAAATGTCGTATACTTTAACAAAAACAAACGGAAATATATTAACTACAGTTGATGAAGCCTCATTAAATGTAACTACAAGTTTAACATTTGTGGGTCGTAATTATTCCGGATACGGTAGTGTTATAGATCAAAACTTTGTTTATCTATTAGAAAATTTTTCCAATTCTGTTTCTCCGGCCAATGCTATTCAAGGGCAGTTGTGGTTTGATTCCGGATCTCGACAACTTAATGTCAATTACGACGGAACAGATTTTAAACCATTAGCATATCTTAGCACTTCTAGTACACAGCCCGCAAGTTTAAATGTTGGAGATTTGTGGTGGAACGGTGCGCAATTAGCAATTTGTAATGGTGCTACTTATGATACAATTATAGGACCTCCGGCCAATGCTCAATCCTGGGCATATGATACTGCAAATTATCTTAATACCAATTTATTATATAATACAAACCCTGTTCCTGTAATGGTCATAGCATCTTCTATTGATGCTAATTCAACACAAAATTTAAATTCTATTCCAGCATTTGTTCCGACTGCAGGAACAGATTTAGCCGATGCAGATTTTGGAGGAGGAATAGTAAAAGGTATAACATTAGCAGGAACAGATATAAACGGATCTAGTATTGCTAGTGGATATTACTTTTGGGGAACTGCGTCCGAATCATTATCTTCTAATACTAAATTATTGGAAACTTCGAACAATAGTAACTACTATGTAACTTTTGCCTCTACTACTACCGGATCATTACCATTATATTCTACGTCAACTTTTTATTTTAATCCATCCACTAATGTATTAAATGTTACTGCTACTGCTGCCTATTATGCAGATTTAGCAGAAAGATATGCAGCAGATACTTCTTATGAAGTTGGAACAGTAGTAGTAATTGGCGGAGAAAAAGAAATTACTGTTACTAACACAGTGGGCGATATGGCAGTAGCAGGTGTAATATCACAAAATCCTGCTTATATGATGAATTCCGGGGCCGGCGACGATCAAACACACCCTTATGTGGCGTTGAAAGGTCGTGTTTTATGCAAAGTAACAGGCCCGATCAAGAAAGGCTCCAGTTTAGTTACTAGTAGTACTCCGGGATATGCTCAAAAATATTCAGGAACAGAACATGCTAGAGCAATTTTTGCTGTAGCACTTCAAGATTTTGAAGGTAGTCAAGGCGTAATCGAAGTTAAAATTTAAACAGCCATTGGGGCTTTAATAGTATTGTGGCTTTGATAGTTAATTAATTCGATATCTTCCATATCAAAATCAGTAATAACACTAATTTTAGCATTTAATTTTAATTCTGGAAGAGGCAGCATTTTACGTGATAGTTGTTCTTTAACTTGCTCAACATGATTATTATAAATGTGAGCATCGCCTACAGAAATAATCAAATCTTGTACTTCTAAATTACAAACTTGTGCTAGCATATGCGTAAACAATGCGTATGAAGCAATATTAAACGGCACTCCAAGAAACATGTCTGCACTACGTTGATACATATGGCAGCTTAATCGACCGTTGTTAACATAAAATTGACTCATTACATGGCAGGGCGGTAATGCCATTTGATCTAATTCACCCGGATTCCAAGCAGTAATAATATGTCTACGGCTGTAAGGATCTTCCTTAATACCGCGAATAAGTTCTAGTAATTGATCGTGATTTTGTAATACGACTTTATTGATACGTATTAAATGTTTACGCCATTTTCGCCATTGTACGCCATAGATACGACCTAGGTCTCCTTTATGACGTTGGTTATGTTTGTTAACCCAATTGGGAGACTGCGCATTGCCAGTCCAGATTGTAGTCTTTTCCGTATAACGCTCTCCGTGTAAGATTTCTCTTAATCGAAATTCGTCCCCACTACCTTCTAAAAACCAAAGTAATTCACTAACAATGGCTTGCCATGCTAACTTTTTAGTAGTAACAGCAGGAAAGCCTTCAGTTAAATCAAAACGCATTTGTAAACCAAAGATGCTTAGAGTACCAGTCTCAGTCCTGTCTGGACGATATTGACCGGTATCTAAAATATCTTTGAGAGCGTTTAAATAGACTTTTTCCGAAGCACTCATTCAACTTCTACGCTAGCAACTTTCTTAGACTTCTTCTTAGGAGGGTCAAGATCATCTGCTTGCTTGCGAAGTTGCTGTGCTTGCTTAAACAATGCATCGGCACGTGAACGCAATTCTGTAGAACTTAATTCAATCGGTGCCGATGTTGTCTTAGCGGTGATTGCACTCTCTTCGGAATTCACACTAGCACTGGTCGTTTTAGTTGGGTCGTCTAATGTAACAGAGGTTCTAGGATTAGGGTTGACGCCATCTGTCATGGCCAATTCATCGAGGCTTAATCCTTTTTGCTCGGCAATTATTAGATTTAATTCATCTAGAGAGATATTATCATTTTCTCTGGTTGAAGGAGTCATTAATACTCCGTCAGTAGGAACTTTAATTAACTGGCCTCTCTGATGCAACCAATGAAGCATTGTACTACCGTCAGGAAATTTCCTAACAGCAAGAACTTCTGCTAATTCGTTGGAATCTTGACCTTCGGGTCCTTGTACTAAGGACATTAAAGAATCATGGTACGATTCCCCAAGTTTAGCAGTGCTTATCACTAGTGCGTGATAAGCATCGCCCGGTAAAGTTCGATATGCTACAACGACTCTTGCTCCGTTGTTTTTCATTTTACCTACATGCTTCATCATAAATTTCTCCTATTATGCTGTTGCTTCTGGTGCCGATACTGTGTTTGGTTGGTCGGAAGCGGCTTCGGGTGGAGCAACAGAATTTAAAAACGCATTCAATCGATCGAATGATGCGCCAACAAATGTAGCTTCGGCTGCTTGGAAAGCACCGCGGCGTACAGCCGTATCAACAATAGCACGAAGACTTTGTAAATCCTGTATATTGATCTGCGGGGGTGATGGTGGTGTAGTATTATCTACAGCATCGGCTCCGCCGACACCTTCTTGAGTTGGTACTTGCGCTGTGTCTTGATTATCCATTTAAAATATTTCCTTTTTGGTTTTGTGTATATAGGGACATCCCAATGTCAGCATAGTAATTTCCCTAGAATCCTCTATGCCTACTTCGATCATTTCGATCATTTTATTATTATGATCTACAGTGATTGTTTTTTTAATTGCATACCTGCTATTTAAGTTATAGTTAATCCACCGATTTAAAATTTTGATATCCGTTAATATATCCAAAGAAATTTTGGTAAAATGTTTTGGTATAAACTTTAACCGTCTAACATTTAATACACTTAACGGATTGACCTCATTTCTATTCAGTGACATTATCTATGTACTTTATTTATAATATGCAGTTTGACCGAAGGGAGAAACGATAGATTCTGTTCCATGAATAATAAACAATGTGTCGCAATAGTCCGGATCTCCCCAAGAATCCCACGGATAGCCGTCAGTAAACATGATAAACCGTTTTGGTTGTATATCATGGTCTTTCATATATTGCCAATTGCAATTAAAATTAGTGCCACCGCCGCCTTTCAATTCATAAGATAACAAATCGTCAGCATTATCTCCGGTAAATTCGGCATAATTATATACATTAGTATCAAAACACCATAGTTTAAGTTTGAAATCTTTGTATTCTTCCATAATACCTTTGACTTCGCTGATCATTTCTTTACCCATGTCGTTGGTAATACTTCCGCTCATGTCAAAAGATACAACGATATCAATAGTTTCTTCATTCAACATACCTGGTAGGATAGCACCACTGTGCTGACTTTTACGGTTTGGACGAGTAAAACTAAAATTGCTTTTAATAATGCTTTGAATATTCATTCGAAGAATTTGACGCCAATCCATTTTTGGTTCGGTAAAATCTCGAATCATTCGAGCAACTGCGGCCGGGACTTTGCCAGCACCGGCCGATTGTGCAGCAGCTACCATTGCTTCTTTAATCTCGTCTCTAATAGCTTTCTTTTCTTCGGGCGTTAATTTAGGACGTTTACTTTTACCATCGCCATCTTCACCTTCTCCATCTTGGCCTTCCCCATCGAGGTGTTCATCGAGTAGTTCGCCCAACTGATTAATATCAATTTTTTCAGCTTTTTCATAAATGTCATTATAGATTTGTTCAAAACTCCAACCACGATATTTGTTATCTTGAAAAATTTGAATCCATTCAGGAACTTCACCGATACGTTCGTCTTTTAAAATCTGATTGGTTGCATAGTCTGCAGCAATATTTGATAATGTAGGATCTCGGCCGTCGCGACGACCCATGTGATCAAACACATTATGCAATACTTCGTGAGCAAATCCAAATTCAGCATTTTTAGGAGTGCAACGATTAACGAAATCATTATTATAATAAAAATTTCTACCATCGGTTGCTAGTGTAGGAAGCCAATCAGTAGCATCTACTAATTTCAAACGAGTAGCAAGATTTCCAAAAAACGGATGACGCAATAAAAGACCAATCCTTGCGGTCACAAGTTTTTCAATAATCTTATTTTTTTCGGCTTCAGTAAACTCTTTTTTTTCAAGTTTAATTTTAGCACGTTTGTTTGCAGTAGTAGCAGTCATTGCAATTATTCCATAGCCTGGATAATGTACTTACCATATTTTTCATGGAACCGATCAAAATTCTTTAATTTAGAAGCATCGAAAGGTAACTGGTAATTCGTGAGGGCTACTTTTGCTCCCATAACAACCAATTCGGTTGGAAAATTATCCATCATAAATCCAAAGAAGCAATCGGCCATTTCGTCCCAATTTTTAACTTTCTTCTGATGTGCAGTTTGCAATTCGTAACAAAGGCTAACGGTTAGCGAATACATAGCAGAAATTTCTTTAATCTCGCTTTTCTTAACAAGTCCGCTAAGAATTTGTTCAGGCTTAGGCATCTGTTTAGCAACCTTACGGTGTGCCATAAATTTAACAGCCAGTCCTTCTCCAACCGACCCTGCAACAAGATTAGTTAGTGTATTGTCGTCGAGGTCGTCATCCATAAGTAGATCACTAACAAAACTCCAACTACGTGGTGTAGCGAATGCACGGCTAGAACCTTTCGGATCAAAATCATAAAGATCCTGTTTAGCAAATCCTAGATAGCCCACGACCTGTTCGTGAATCATGTTCTTTACAGCCCATTCCTGCCAATCTTCAAAATCGGTACGAAGTTCGAGATGCAAGAATCGATTCTGTAATGGAGCAGGCATACGATAAGTAACACCTTTATCAGATTCTCTGTTGCCAGCAGCAACAATACTAACACCTTTAGGCAGTGTATAAGTACCGACTCGACGATTAAGAATTAATTGATACGCAGCAGCCTGAGTGGCCGGCGCAGCCGAATTAAGTTCATCTAGAAACAGAATATCTGTGCTATCAGGATCGCTGGGTAATTCCATAGGAGGAGCCCAACTCATAGTGTTAAGGGAACTATTGTAATACGGGATACCTTTGATGTCAGTCGGTTCCCACAAACTTAAACGGATATCTCGAACATTGCGGTTTTGTTCGTCGCCAATCTGGTGAACGATGTCTGATTTACCAATACCCGGCGGCCCCCAGACAAACACTGGTCGCTGAATATTAATACATTTACGAACGCTACGTTTAGCTTCGTTAGGAGTAACTGTTCGATTGATGGAAAACTGCTCTGCCATAAAATCCTCAAATTTAGTGTAAAATGGATGTATCTAATTTCTACATACGCATTCTACATTAAATTTACCAAGATGTCAATGAGATTTTAAACTTTCTGCTTTGGCAGAGACAAATCGTTCTATATTACCCGAGAATAATATTAACTGTACTGCTGTTTTATCACCAAAAACAAATATTTCATTTCTAAACAAAAACCAAGGACTATCTATAAAACGATCTAACCAAATAACTAGTTGATTACTATAGAATATAATTGGCGTTTCTAATTTTATCTTGTGTACTTTGATATCTGCTTGTTTTAAGGACGCAAATCCTTGTTCGGTAAGGTGTAGACCGCCGGTGGGTTTATTTCGAGGATTTTGCCACCAAGTTTGAATAAGTTTTTTAATCGATTTATTATCTAATGATAGGCCTAGTATTTCAGCAACTTTTTTGGTTATTTCAATTTTTGGGTTCATCAGTTAATTTTTCGCCGGTGGTTAATTTAAAAACAGAAAATTCATCGGTATTAAAAATCTTGTTTAATTTTTCTGATAAGTTAAAAGCATGTCCGGCATTAGAAAAGGATACTTTTTTATATTTTGGACCCAATTGTTGACCTATTAGGCTAGAAGTTTTTAGATTAATAGGATGATCTTGATAAAATACTGCCCAAATTGCTTCGGCTTCTAAAACTTGTTCTGTTTTATAAGTTTTTTTGCTAGTAGTTTCTAATAAAACTTTTGGTTTGGGTCTTGACATAATATAAACATAATCTCCGAAAAGTACGTATATATTTATCAAACTTTAATTCAAAAGTTACCGCCGTCCATGTTAATCGATACAGTAGCATTGGTGTTATTTGTAGCAATATCGTCCAATTGACCAGATAATCTTGTCATTACAACGCTTAGGCTATTTTGAAGATCAGTAGCTTCTTTAATAGATAAAGTGACATTTTTTTGATTACTTTTAATAGCAACCCTTACCGTGTCTAAAAAGTCCTCTATAGGTATAGTGTTTAATTGTTTCATAACTTATTGATATTATTTAATAATAATTTTAATTCTGATTCTGTTTTAACTGGTCCGTGGAACGGGTACCGGTCTAACGTGATTAATTTAGGACAAAAGCTCTTAACCCACCCTTTTCGAAATTTAATGATATAATGCCCTGCACAATACTGGCTTTTGCTTTTATTGCTTTTGGCAAATAACGGTAATTTCTTTTTTATGTTATATAAAGGGTTATGCGGTTTAGAGCTGCACGGGAAATCGTAGATAGAATAATTTTTATTTTCGACAATATCGGATTTAACTTTTTTAATATTTTCTTCAAATATCGCAATACCGAATTGGGTATTGATTTCTGATAGAGTTTTAAAATTAATTTGATTTCCGTTTTTTAAAAAAACATAACCTTTTTTGGCTTTACTAATGGAACCAATTTTTCGATCTCCATCACGCACTAACCATTCTTTATTTGGAACTAATACTTTAGCAGTTGAATTCATTAATTATATCTCGCATTTAATGGATCGGCGTAACTTTGTACTTGTTCGCTGATTTTTTGTAAATCGTATTCCGCACAGAATTTTAATAATCTAATCCCAACTTGAGGAATATTTTTATTTTTTTCTACTTCTGTAAAAATAGTTTCTTTAATAATCTTTTTAATATCATCGGGTTGTGCTTTTAAATCGCATAATAATTTATTACGAAGATAATCATCTAATACTCGATGTTCTTTTCCTTCGTGGTCAGTCCATCGTTGTAACATCATATTATTCCAGTTATATCCTTTACTATTACGATCTTCAAAAGCTTCTCGTAAGCCAACTTTATTCTTTGTTCCTTTCTCTCGAACACCGGGATATGCACTGAATACATTATCACTGGTATCACCACGCATACATTTTTCAAATAATTGCCATTCGGGTTCTGGTGCAGGTTTAATTTCTTTTGTCTTTTTATCTACAACAGGCTTACCTTTTTCATCGAAATATCCTTCGTGAGTAATAGTAATACTGTTAACACCATTATATTGACGCACATTTGGAGAAATAAGTTGAGCAAAATCTCCATCTGTGCTAATGATAACATGGCTATCATCGGGGTGATGCTCGATAAATCCTGCAATTAAATCATCTGCTTCTAATTGAGGATGATGCAATACACTACAATTAGTTTTATTAATAACAAAATCTTTAAATTGATCAAATGTTTCCCAAAAGACTTTTTCTTCTTCTTGTTCTTTTGGATTCATTGCTGCACGACCTTCTGCTCGTTGCCGTTTATAAGGTTCATAATGATCTTTACGCCAACTACGACCTTCTAAACAAAAGATAACATGGCTACCTTTAAAGTCTCGCCATGCTTTGCGTACACTACCTAATACTGTATGAATACTCATACCTACTTTATCTTCTAAATTACCACGAACCACGTGCCTGGCTCGAAAAAAAGTATTAGCAGTATCTACTAAAATATACGTTTTGTTCATTAACTTACTTCTGTTCTTCCGCCACCGAGATTATTGGTATTGATGTAACCCGAACCTCGTCGAGACATATCAATACCTTCCTGTTCTGCTGAGTTTCTAGCAACATCAGAAAACCAAGCAGCAACTACTTCTTCGTCGGTTTGCCCAGTATATCCTGCTCGTCTTAATTCTTGAACAAAGAATTCATTCCAATCTAATTCAAAAAATCCATTACGTACATTTTCTGAATTAACTTGAACATCTAAACATCCTACCCATGGTTCTTTCTTTTCTGTAGCTAGATCCTTAGGAGACAACCCTTGTATTCGATTCGATTCTTTAACAGTGTCTGCCGCTTCTTGTGCAGATTTTAATTCTTCTTCTGCTTGCTTTTTAGCAATTTGTAATTTTTCAATACCAAAAAGTTTTTTAACAATATTCTTCATATCAAGTTCCCCATGCGTTTCCAAATAAATCAACTTGCAGTCTTGGACTATATCTCCAGCCCTGGCCCATAGCATATTCCGCTACCTGTCGATTGTTCATCATATAACTTTCAACTGTGCCCCCCACAGGCATTAAGTAGACCGGACAATGGATGTCAGCCTTTTGATAATCTGCCACAGCCCTGTTAACATCGAGTATATCATCATTAGTGGCAACGACAAACTTAAGATACAGACTGCTACCACCATGACAATATAAATCATAATAAGACTTAACAATGTCAGGTTGTATTGCATTTTCCCACGTTTCACCGCTGACGGTGAGTTTTGGACTGCAGGACCATGTGACATGGAGTTTTCTTTGTCTAACTTTAAGATAGTCAGCAAACTCTTTATGAAGTTGTTGCGTTGCATTTGTTTCAAATGTAAGATTTTTTAGATCTTGCATACCCTTGTGTTCTAATAATTCTATATAACTGCGCTGCCAACCTAGTAACGGTTCGCCGCCTGTAATGACCAAATGTACATCTTGTCCATTGGGTTGTGTCCATCGATTGTTTGGTATTAATTGTAGCAATCGTTCTACAATGGCATCTACTGTTAGCATTGGGCTTAGATCCTTAAATCTAACGTCCCAAGCAGCATAACTATCGCAGCCCGTTTTAACCAATGGCAAATCTTCATAAGATTTGAATGGTAATGTCTTGTGTATTTCTGCTACACGCTCGTGTTCTTGAGATTTTGCTCCATGTGGCATACCAAATCCGCTACAAGTAAAGTTACAACCAAATGTTCTTAAAAAAACACTAGGGACACCTGTCCAAAGTCCTTCACCTTGTATACTATAAAATGCTTCTGATATTTTTATTTTACTCATTTGTTAGTCTGCTATTATAAGATAAGTAGTATATATAAACTATTTAGATTTGTCAACAATACCTATGAATAATTTAATTACTAAAATAATATGGAATTTAAATGATTATTGTGAATCTGAGTGCAGCTATTGCCCCATAACTTTACGCGGAGGCGCCGAACCTCCCGAAACCAAAGATTATATAAGAGTGGCAAATTTGATTATAGAAAATTATAGTAAAATGAATAGGTCTATAGATTGGGTATTTAATGGTGGTGAACCTTTAGATATGAATGACATAGTAATTTTGTTAAAATTATGTAGAAGTAATGGAAATTCCATGGAATTAAATACTAATGGTGGCAAACTTTGGATGGATTGGTGGGCCATAGAACCTTATGTAGACAAGTTAAATCTCACATATCATTATTGGCAAAATCCTGCATTAATAAAATACATAATTGAAACCTTTCAAGAAAAGAATAAAATTTTTAATGTATCTGTTCCAATTCGTCCAACGAATTTTGAAGAAGATATGGATAGAATTAAATCTATAGAAACTAACCACAAAATTAAAGTGAGTAAACATATACTATATAAAAATGCAACTCAAGATGCAGGTATGTTCAATTATACTCGGGATCAGTTATATATTATAAGTGGAATAACGCCGCCAAAACCTGCTCCGCCTAGGCCACAACCGCCGCCACCTGTTATAAAACCATCTACTCCTGATATAATCGAACCTATAAAACCTCCGCCTGCTTCAAAAGTAGAATCTATTATTCCTCCTAAAGAAGCACCGGCATTAGTTCACGAAAAATTTGAACTTGACACAGTTTCGGTAAATGATCGATATAATAAATTATATGATTCCAATCCTAGTTTTAGCGGACAATTATGCAATGTTGGAATCGAACATCTTATTATCACTCATCAAGGATGGGTAAAAGGCAGTCATTGTAATAATCAACCTTTAGGTAATATATGGGATGCAGGATGGTTGCCGCCAACCAATCCTCAGGTATGCACTATGCAGGCCTGCATAAACCGAGAAGATCAGCATATTACAAAATTTCCTAATTAAATTCTGTAATTACCTTTTCCAGGAATAGTATTTCTCACCCCACCGACCGGATCTACAACATCGCCTTTTCTGCGCGGAATAAGATGTATGTGAGGCCACATTACGGTCTGCCCTGCTGCTTCTTCGGCGTTTAACCCGATATTAAATCCGTCCCACACTTTTTCAGTAACCATCTGCTTACCATAACGTACAGCGTCTTCGAACGCATCAGTTAAAACAGACAATGAATTATATTTAGGTACAAATAATAAATGGCCTTCGGTTACGGGATACTTGTCTTTGTAGACTATGACATGAAAGTCTTCTTGAAACACGTCAGTCCATGGAACATTAGCTTCTTCAATAGTTTTGGGCCCAACAAATATTTCGTCCATTTTTATTTCCTTACAAATACATCATTATATTGACTGTTAACACGAACAAATGTTGTGCATTTGCTCAATTGTTTTAATGATTGTGCACCAACATATGTACAAGTACTGCGCAATCCGCCAAGCAGGTCATTTACTGTATTTTTTACAGGACCGCGATACGGAACACGAACTTTGCGACCTTCGCTGCTACGATATTCAGCAACTCCTCCGCTGTGTTTAGTCATAGCAGTGTCTGAACTCATACCGTAAAATTCTACAAATTTTTTGACATCGTAATCATGAGCAAAGCTGTTTTCTTGTAACTTATCTAATTGCCACATTTCTTCAATTACAGTTCCTCCGCCTTCATCGTGTCCTGAAAGCATTCCGCCTAACATCACAAAGTCAGCACCCGCTCCGAATGCTTTAGCGACATCTCCTGGGCAGGTACATCCTCCGTCTGCGATGATGTGTCCACCAAGTCCATGAGCAGCGTCACTGCAATCAATAATAGCACTAAGCTGAGGATAGCCAACGCCAGTTTGAATACGAGTCGTGCAAACGCTCCCAGGCCCAATTCCAACTTTAACAATATCTGCTCCACGTAAAATTAACTCCTGTGTCATATCTGCGGTAACAACATTGCCCGCAATAATAGTCTTATCTTTAAACTCTTCACGAACCTTAGCAATAAAATCGCCAAAATGTTCGCTGTACCCATTAGCAACATCAACACAAATAAAGTCAATGTGCGGGTGTGCCATCATTACTGATACAAGATTTACATAATCTCGTTCACTGATACCAGTGCTGACCGCGATATTGGGTTGAATAGCATAGCTGTATCGTTCGTTGAAATCTTTAACAGTATAACTTTTAACTAAACAAGTAAACATCTTAACATAAGACAGTGCTTCTGCCATGTCGAATGTGCCAACTCCATCCATATTAGCAGCCATGATAGGCACACCAGTCCAAGTCTTGCCACTCCAGCGAAATTTATATTTTCTTGATAAGTCAACGTCTTTGCGACTAGCAAGAGTACTACGCTTAGGACGAATTAGTACGTCTTTAAAGTCTAGCAAAATTTCATTTTCGATTCTCATTTCTTATCCTTGTTATTTGTATGCCAATCTAAACTACATCGCGGCCCACAAAATATAATAATATTATCTGGATGATTATGCAATGGATTTACTGGTTTCCACTCTTTGTGTGCATAATATTTTTTATCGATGATATCTAAACCACATTGACCGCAAACCATTTAATTCTTCCACCAAACCTCATAAGGAAATTCGACCCAAACATCATTTTCTGCTTTGTTAATCTCCATACCCGTGTAATCCATTTTAACATTACACTTGCTGGCAAGATTGTCGATAGTTACAGCAAACTTAACATTATTGTTCCAAACTTCTTTCCAAGACGGATTGTCAGGAAAACACCCACTAGGCCAATCTTCCATGATCCAGTTAAATGTAGCACCAGTGTCATTGATGTCGTCTACAATTAAAATGTTTTTACGCAAGGAGAGCAAACCAAATGCATCTTCGGCAATACCTAAGTCACTGACACACTCGCCGTCTCGTAAACTAACCTGTAATGGCTTCATAGGTACTTCTAAATAGTGGCTAATCATAGTAGCAGCCAACAATCCACCACGGCTAATACCCACGACGTAATCCGGCATCCACTCACTAACAATAATTTTTTGACACAGATTAGCTACTAAGTTTTTGTATTGAGTATACTCTAATGTTAATTTTTTCACTTTTAATTTCCTTTTGCTTTTTCCGTTAAGTACTGCTCGTTGTGTATCCACCGATTATTAACTAAAAATCCCCATTCACGTCGCTGCGGGCCCGGCATGAATAACGTCCATGGAGTAACATCTTCTTTTAATTCAATACGATGATAACTTTCCGGCCGACAAATTCTAAAATGACTAGGTCCTCTCCAATGACGAATTTCCCCAATCATTGTTCCTTGGCTAGTGAATTGCGGAACCCATTCATAATAACCTCCTGCTAAAATAAATGTTGCATAAGGCCATGGATGATCGTGTACGTCATCCGGATCGGATTTCAAAAATTTGTGAATAAACACGTTAAATGGAAATAATTTTCTATCTTTTAAAAAGATATAATAGCGTTCGAGATAGGGTTCTCGGCTTTGTCGATCTAACACGATCCTTTTACGATCATGTTTTTCGAGAAAATTTAAAAAAGAATAGAATAATTTTTTCATGTAATTTCTTAGAAATGTTTAGTTACAACTAACCCAACAGCATTATCGGTAATATCTGATTGTCCTTGGAAATTTCTTCGATGTTCAATAAACGCTAACATATTTACGGTCTTTTGATCATTGATCTTAAAATATGCGCCTGTACGATATTCATGCACAGTAGCCGCCAGATCACCCTGACTATTTTGCACTACATCGAAATTTTTATCAAGCCCCACCGGAGAATTAAATGCGGCGTGTGCATGCCAAACATTAACAGGAGTGTAAGACATTACACCTACAGAACCATTTTTAAATGTTTTTTCTATACCTACATTCCATGTCCAACTTAATGCCGGGCCGACGGCATTAATTATAGGGCTATTAGATTTGGTAAAAGTAACACCTTGTCCAATACCACCAAACAATTTGATGTTATTTTCAAAAGATTTTTGTAATTGTGCTCTATAAAAATGAGTAACGCTATCGGTATTACTAGTATTGTTATTACCATAAAACCAATTGCCTAACCAAGTCTGATGTTCGGAAAATGCACCTGTACTATAATCCACGTCAAAAAGTTTATAATGTTTTTTTACTGCAATTTCTGCCATTGCAGGAGAATCCAAAGAAGTATTTTGAGAATTAAAATACCAAGTAACACTGGAATCTTCTCTAGTAAATTTCAGATAGTTAGAATAATTATTAAACAGTGTATAGGTATTTCCTGTAAAATAAGGTAAAGAATTTTGCATTACATTATAATCATTTGGGGCAGTAATACTGGCAGTTAAAATTTTGCTATTAATGTAATAATCTCTGTTAAAACTGTCTAAAATCATTAAGGGTTTTAGATTAGCAGTACCTGCACTACCAGATGTAATTAATACTGGCTGAATAGATGTTGCTCGTCGCCCCAACATAGATTTTGTTGTAGGAATACCTAAAGACCCAATAGGTTGTGTGGCTGCATTGAGATCTAATAACCCCTGGCCATCAATATAAGGATTATATCCTGGAATATTTTTATTGGCGGTCATTAGTAATAGCTGAACAATATTAGCCGCTGTCATCTGCGGCCATTCTTGATGTATGATAGCAACCGCGCCACTAATAGTAGGAGCAGCAAACGATGTTCCGGAAACAGTGGCTAATCTTAAACTATTAACAGCCAATGGCGCTGTTGTAGTAATTCCTACTCCAGGAGCCATAAGATAAAATTGCCATGCTTGATATTTGTCTTGACAAACTCCTGAGACAACAACTTGACACAGAGTTGCTGCACCGTTATTTCCCGCGCCTGGACCGCTATTTGTCTGTTCATTCCAGTTGCCTGCAATAATAACTCGACCACCTAGTATAAGGGATCCTGAGATGTTAGTTGCAGTTGCAATCTGACTCCATCCGCCCGACCATGGCGTTCCGTCGTTACCGGCAGCAATGACTAATACCATGTCGTTGGGCATTGCTGCCGCCCATTGATTAGGATTAATCCCGCCTACCAAGTTAGTAGTATTGGTAAAATTTGTGCTATAAATTCCAGGTGCAATTAATTTTGCACCGATTGAAGCAGCAGTTAATGTAGAATTAACAGATAAATTTGCAACAATAGCACCAGTTGTATTAGCCCATTGCAACCCAGATAACGCGGTTGAACTTAACACTATACCATTAGAAGAAATTTTTGCAATAACTAAATTAGCGCCGGGAGCAACTCCTTCTGTACCTATGTTATTTTGTGCTGCGGCAGCAATCCCTGCAACCTCAGTACCATGTCCGTTAGTATCAATAATAGTTCCGCTGCCGCTAAAATCTTTAGATGCGATGATTTTACCTTGAAAATCTGTATTGGTAGAATCGATACCAGTATCTAAAATAGCAATTATGCTACCTGCTCCTGTATATCCTTTGGCCCATGTTTGATCTGCATGTACTGGTACAAGGGCTCTACTTTTATAATATTCGGCAGTATCAAATGATGCGGCAGTAGTTTGAGAAAATGCAGAGTTACTGCACGCCATTAATAAAATTAATAAAATTTTTTTCATTTTAAATTCTTTAATAACGGGTGGCATGAAAAGAAGTTTTCTGTCAATCCTGTATTTTGTTCTCGAATTAACGGGATGAAATTTTTATAATTTTCCATGTATTCGATTATTTTTTTACAAAGTGAATCTCGGTTTAGTAAATACTTGGTCCAATTTTGTGTCCATTCCTGCGGATACTTAAAATCTTCAAAGTACATTTCTGTATAACTTAATCTGTCAGGAACCATAGGTATAGCATCTAGAATAGCACCTTCATAACAGCTAATTCCTAATGTTTCCTGTAAGTTAGCACTGAAAACAAGTTTGGCCTCGCCCAATAAATTATGGTATTCATTCTTCGTCAGTTGTTGATCTTGGCAAACAACAAACTCGTATTGTGGAAGCTGTTCTTTCAAATCTCGAAATATTTCTACTTGTTTTTCTGGAGCAATACGATGGGGAAACAAAATTAAATCTCTTTTAGGCATATTTTTATATGCTGTTAGAGTTGTATCCATATATTCCATAGGCCAGCCAGTACGCACAATTTTTGTAGTTAATGTACCTGCTCGTAAATCTGTTAACTCATCGTGAAACCACGGGTTTTCTGACGGATGGTCATTCAACAAGTTAGTAAAGAACATTTCTATATGAAACTGCGTAGCAAAATAATTGTAATCAAAACAATGAAAGAAACTTTTCTCTGCGTTTCTAACCCAGGGTTTATTACCAACTAATCTACCTAAGAAGTCTTGAGGATCATATGATCCTGCATGCCATAATCCATGTGTTGTTACAGGAATCTGTAACAGCTCACTCATATATTTCAAGTTTATAATACCGGGATGCCAAGCATCGGTAAACAAGAAATGGTCTCCAGGCTTAACTTCGCCTGAACAGAATAGTTTACCCATTTCTGCAACTTGAGCTGCCTTGTAAATATTAGTGCCGCCAAAATTAAGAAAAGCACCTGGAGTTGTTGCAGATGGAATATCAGCCGGACCAGAAATAATTTTTACACTATGACCGTGATGTTTCAATAGATTAGGTACATGGCGCTTCCATTCGCCAGTGTACCTAGTTTCTACCGCCTCAAGATCTATGAGGAATATCGTCATTAACGAGCCTTAGGACGCCGAGCCGGCTCTGGTTTACCTTCGGCAGCTCGACGAGCCTTACGTTGAAGATATTCAGACTGACGCTGAAAGTCCTTATATTCCTTAGACTTGTATAAGTCCGCAGGATTAAAAGGCATTAAGTTGAATCTACAATGATCCAACCATGCTTCCAAATCGTCATAGATCCGAGTAACTTCGGGCTTCATACGCAGGCTCTTCTGAATGTAGGCAGGGGTTGCCATGATTTATATCCTTTTATTAAAGGGTTGATGGAAAAGTAAGGAAACAGCCATTCTCACTGTCCTCACTGACTTCGATCCAAATATCTCTATTTGGATATCTTGCTGTAATTGTCGTGTTTAAGTCACGAGCAATCATCTCGCAGGATTTGTAGTTAAGCTCGAGTGTGCCATCATTATAGCATCGCTCAAGCCAACGTTTAAACTGAATAAATTCGATATCTCGGTCATCATGAAAAACTTCAATCCAAACCTTAAAATGAAAAATATGGCGATGCGGCGATCCGAGAAAACTCACATCTTCTAGACGTACATCTGTTGCCGCAGCCGGATAACAGTGGATACCTTCCTTTTGGAAGGTTACCCAAATCATATTAACTGGTTGAATCATCATGCGCCTTTCTTAACAGCTTTGACCTTAACAGTCTTAGCCTTTTCGGGAAGGTTATCCTTCATCATGTTCATAATTTCCCACAACTTCCAATCGATACTTTCAAGTAACTTGAAAAGTTTATCTTCGGTAAGAGTAGTAGTCGGTGTAGTTTTAGAAATTTTTGCAGTAATCATACATTCGTATCCTTAGTGTATAGATCCCAATGAGTATATTTGTCTTTATTCATTAAATCGTGTAGTTGATGCGTCCAAACTCCTGTGTTTGTGGCACCCCAAGTCTTATCATCCAACTTGATTGTTGTATTGTAATTAAATTGACGAATGTATGGAAGTTTAACACTGATCATCGGAACAAATCGGTTATGCTCACACAGTCCACTTTCTAATAGACCTTCTGCTTGCTTAACATCTAAATCTAATGTACACCAGTAACCATTATCCAAACATTCTTTAATCATTGTTTCCCAATTCTGCCATTCTTCGGCGTCATTTATGTTAATGTTAGGAAAACTTTGGCTAGTACCAAAGTAAATTTGCTGTACATCATGCGTACTAGCCAATTCTAAAATCTCTTTAGCAGGTTGTACACCCACAACAAATAAAGTAAACATACCATAGCATACAGTATGTTCCACTTCATAGCCGGTGAAATACGTTGTTTTCAACCGTTCTTCAGTGTTCAATCCCACTTAATATATCCTCTGCTATAACCATTTGGACGATTTGCGCCATCCAAAAACGCTTGTTTCCAGTTCGTGTTACGATTATACGCTTGAGTCCAAAATTTGTCAATGTTTAATTTACCGGATTCGATAAGATCTTTTGCTTCAAACATACAATGAGTAAATCCGTCGGTACGTGGACTTGGAAAAATCATAGTACATGCTCGCCAAAGCAGATTTTGGAAATTGGTTGTTATAGTCTTTTCAACTCCAAATACAATTAATGCGTTAATGTTTAAAATTGGCTGATCGAATACTTCTGTTCCAGACCCTAAATCGATTACAACATCGTATGACCCGTTTGGAATATCTAACAATATATCTCCAAATAATTCCTTGTTGCTTCTTCCCACTACATCAATCGTTATATCTTTAAAATAATGCATAAGATTGTTATATACAACCCATGCAAGGAATCCACTACCGATAATTAAAAATTTTCCATTTATTCTCTTACGAATTTCATCAATGGCTTGGTTAACGCAGTTAATACCACACGCAACTGGTTCTAGAATATATTTAGGTTCTAATTCTGGTACTACAACAAATTCATTTTCTCGACAATTATAATAATCCGCATATGCCGGTTCACCGCGTGTAGCAACGCAGTCGCCGACCTCGACATTGTTTATAGAATTGCCTATTCGAGTAACAATTCCTAATCCTTCGTGGCCTTGCATATGTAACGGTAGTGGGCCAAAGTTTCCCTGCATCATATCAATATCGCTACGACATACTCCGGTCATAACTGCTCGAACTTCGATTTCGTTTTCTGCAGGATCTGGTTTATCCCAGATTATTTCTTCAAATGACCCATTACCGATAGTATGTAATAATCTTACTTTCATTCAATTCTCTTATGGATCCAATAATCTTGTATAAGTTGTTCTAACCAAAATTTATCATTATCGATATTTTTAACGGCAGTATCGATCATAGATTCATAAGCAGATTCATGACATAATCCAAGCTCAAGAATATCTACTTGACCAATTCCAGGAGTAGAACACACGATTTGGGATCGATCTCCTTCTAAACTTCTCCAATCGGCAACTATATTCCAAATCCTTCCATTTACTTCGAATTTAAATCCGCAATAATCATCTACGTCATAAATGCCATCTTTTTTAATTATTCCGTAGTCAGTATGAGTTATTTGATCTAATGTCCATTGCTGTAATTTGGCATATTCTTTAACACCAGCAGTCATATAATCAGGTTCTAATTTTATAAACAAACTTAATAAATGCGGCATTAAATCTCTGCTAACGCCGCCGTATGCTAATTCTTTAGTGGTAAACCAAGTTCCAGGATTAGGCACACGATCATTGTTAATCCATAGGAGATTTATTAATTTAGATTGTTTAATTGATTCTTTTATTATGTCTAATGCTTCTCCACGATATTGGTTATTTTTAACCATCATAAATCGTGTGTTAGGATATTTAGATATTAATTCTAACCATTCGTTGGCAGTTTTAACTCCGGGTTTTTCGACAAATACAATGTCTGTCTGGTTTGCTACTTGTTCGGCAATTATATAGTGTGTAAAGTTTGGAGTACAAATATGTACTGTATCAAATTTTGGATATTCTTTCAAACATTCGGTAATATCAGTATACATCGCTTGTACGTCGGGGTTTAAATCTACGGTAATTACTTCATACCCTAAATTTTCTAAAACTTCTTTATAAAGTCTTCCGATCCCCATTCCAATAACTAAACTTCTTTTATTCATATTTCAAATAGTCCGTCGTTTAACACAACTTTTGGTTGTTCGATCTTGTCTTGTTTTTCTATAACAAGATTTCCTTCGAAATCGATAAATTCATTGGCCTTTGTGCTAGCGTTAACAGTTCTCTTTCCAGTATATCCTCTTGTACCCGGAATACGCATCCAGAATTTACTAAATTCTTCAATGATTGCTTCGGCGGTGCCTCGATCACTCGTACTAAAAATAGCATCGACTATGTCCTTAAAAAAGACACGATCAAATCTTTCATCAACTAACATTCCTGGGCACAATCCTGCATCATATTGACGATTGGCTTCCTGCACACTATTAATATGTGTCCAAACATTATGACCCATCATAATAGCATAAGTGAAACTGTCCCAAGAAGTTTTACCTTCCTTGCCAATCTTATTTAGGTCGCCGGGAGAATAGATACAAATATCTTTAATTTCGACGCCTTGCATAATAGGGCTATCTTCAAAGTTTTCAAAAAATTTATCTTGTAAAACAGCATCTCTGAACGTTCTAGTATCCTGAGAATATTTTTTATTATCTACACTAGGTAACATTCTATATAGCCATTTTTCACGATCTGTGATCTCTGTCTGTACATAAATTTGTCCATTAGCAGTAGCTAGGAATGGGCTTGCGCAATCATAACTAATACTAAATTTAGGATTATGATACTTGCGAACAGCTCGTTGTAAGTCTGTTAGTAACAATGCCCATTCTAGTTTACTAGTGCCTAAAAAGTGCATCCAATCTTGCTGGCCTTCTTCCAATAATCCATCAAATCGTAATGCTACTAATCTCTTTAATACTAAATGAACATCACACATATTCTGTCCACCCATTGCCCACCCATTAAAGTGTGCGCCCGGATATTGTTTAGGATCAGAATATTTCTTCATATGCTGATACCAACCTTCGGCATCAGTATGATTTTCTCCCTGCAATACATTTAAGAATTTACAATTACCATTGCGATTCTTAATAAAATAATCATTATTAATAAAGGTAGCATTAACTGCTTCTGCATATGTGCTAATTCCTGTAGCTTTAGCACCCTCGGGACTGCGAGAGACCCATGCTGGAATATCTAAAATCATTCCATAATCCATGAGCGCATCCATCCAAGTTAATACTTGTGATCGTTTCTTTTGTGCTTTAGGACAGGAAGGATCTTTCCAATCACCTTCCCATTTGCCCTTACCAATTTGGAATCCGCCTGAATCGCCTAATACCCAACTAGTAGCACGATTTCGATTGCGAAACATATCTTCGCCTTCATCCTGCTTATTAAGATCTAAATTAGCGTGACCTGCACTATATAAACAATGATCGTAATAGAAAGCACCCTTATCCGGATCTAGATAATTGAGACTTTCTACACCATTTTTAAAACTTTTAGGAATACGTGCGGGATCTACATAATTACCGTATCTTTGTTTTCCTATATAAGTGCTATAAAATCCCGACGTTGCCGGCAGAAAATACGCATAGTCGAGTTGGGCTGCTGTTAGATCAGTATTCATTATTTGCTTTGTGCAGGCAACACATAATCATATTGTGCTACGCCACTATCTACAGTGATATTCATAGCACCGCCGTCGGCAATGCGCATGATCTTATCCCCAGTTAAATTTAAAATCTTTAAAACATGATCTATAGGATATGACCACTTTTGTTTTAGTTTACCAGTGATGCCGTCTTGAAATACAAATGATCCTGCGTGTGTGCTAGCATCACCAAACTTAAACACCAATTTGTTGTCATCTGTAGAAACTTGAAACGTTGATTCCTCACTATTTGCTGCTGCTTGAAACCGCAATTTAGCAATGCTGTTTACAGTAGGCACAACTTCGATGTCCCATTTAGCACCTTTAAATTTTACAGTCTTTAATGCAGTATTAATGATTTCTTCATTCATAAACAAATAATCATTTTCGAAATCGCCATTGAGGTTTTCAAAATGCAACCCGGTTGGAATAGTTTTTTCATTTCGTTGTGCTTGAACAACTTCAATCTTAGCACCGTCCTGATATTCTGGGCACTTTAGATGAATATCTAATTTGTTCAAATTAGGCATTCCAAATGTACCAATAAGATTCTCTATTGGGGCATTTGTCTTTGCATTAAGAATAACGCTACGGTCTTCAGCCATCGATTCGATAGCAGTGTCTTTTTCGGTGGCAGTAACCTTAAGGGTTGTTAAAAATCCTAAGTTATGCGTGTGTGATACTAAATCTTGTAAGAAGTCTTTCATATTATTTTTCCTTTGTGTTATTTTATTTAGGTTTATTCGATTTGTCAACAATTTTTTATTCAAAGCTGAAGAAGTTATCAAATGTATTATTTTGTAAAGTGGATTGTAAATCCCACTCCAATACGCCGATTAAATTTTCTAATTTATTATTAATAATGGTCGTTTCCATTTCTTGATGATTAAATGGTAACTCTTGAAACCATTTAGGTAATCTTAATTCATCAACCGGATATGCTACTGAGGTAAAACCTAAAGGATTTTCTTTAACTTTACAAACAATAACTTTCATACCGTCTACAATTTGCATAGAATATTTGTCACCGTTCATTTTACGCAATGTATTCCAATTAATACTAGCTCGAACATGTCCAGGCATATTGGCTTTACCTGCTTTCTTTTCTTTTTCTTGATATTCGGTGATATTATTTGCTCTTTTTGGACTTCCTTTTTCCCAACCTGGCCGAGCTTTAAATTCAGTTCGAAATTTAGTGATCATCTCTAAAATCTCTGTTTCTTCCCCGCTGTTCAATACTTCAGTTAATACTTCTTCTAAGAAGCGTTGCATAAATTCTGGAGTATCACTACGTTTAAGATCTAACCCCATGGCTTTAATTTTACCCGGCTTACCTTCCACATCTAATCTCTTACCTTCCTTGTCATAATACAATACAGCATATCGCTTTTTAGTAATAAACAACCCTTTAATTGCAACAATTTCTCGTCCTGCTTTAATAACTTCGCCGCGTGATTTTGGAGTATGGAATGCATCCAACATAAACTGTGGAAAAGTAGAATTTACTTCTGCTGCCACGCTATCATATAACTTAATTACTGTATCCTTATCCCACGTAATTTCACCTTTGACAATTTCATTTTTCAAAGTATTGTACGCACTAAAATACGCACTATCAGTATCGCCATAGATAATGGCTTTGCCTAAGTGATTATATTCACCAGTAATTACTTCGTTGATTTTTGAAGCCATGTGACGAGCAATTTGACGGCCTGTGAGTGTAGTTGATTGTCCGATTCTATTGTCAAAAAAGCGGCACCCAGCGTTAAGAATAGCACCATACAAACTGTTGAGATTAATCTTCTTAACCAACTGACGTTTATCCCAATATTCTTCTTCAATTTTATTCTCCGCTTTTTGCGCTTCTTTTAATTTAGCCTGCATTTCTTTTCGTTCGGCATACCATCGCTTTAACAAGCCCGGAATAATACCTTCATGCTCATATGTAAAAATAGTACCGTTAGCTGATAATATCCAGGGTTTGCCACTTTCGTAAATTGCTTCATAGATTTGCGCACCGCTCATAATATCAGTCTCACCGTTTTCCCAATCTACGTGAATATCGTGGCTTCTATCTTTACTAACGACAAATTCGTATTCGTTACTGCCGAATTTTCCTTCCCAAGCAGCAGCAAAACTTGCTCCTTTGGACATCTTCTCTTCGATTTCCGTCTTAGTATAATCTTGCCGTAATTGCCCGATAATAGTTTCTGGGCCCATATTCAATGCACGAATAACACTGGGGTATAGACTATTAATGTCCATAGACCCAATATAATCGTGTAATCCTTTTTTAGGATATGCTACATATGCTCCTGCTGCTTGATTACTAATGTCATCATCGCGTTTTGGGCGACTAGGAACGATTAATCCACGATGGTGAGATTCATTAACAATTGCTTGCTCGGTTACTGCAACCGCTCCCATAGTTGTCTGTAATAATACAGTATTTTCATGTGCAATGGTACTAGCAAGATCTAAAAACTTTAATTTTTTATCTAATTTGTTTAACAACGAACAGTCTTGTCTATTATATTCGATAAACTTTCTAAAATCGTTGTTATACAACTGATCTAAGGTACCTTCGTATACTGTTTTACTTTCTCCGATTTCCATTTCACCGATAGCATCTAATCGATATGTGTGTCGTTCTTCGTAAGTATATTTCCGATATAATTCAAGGCTATCTAAATGCACTCGCCCAACTAAATCGTATGTAACAGCAGTTTTGCCATATTTTTCATACTCGCGTTTTTTAGGCATTTGATCCCAGAGACAAAATCTACGTGTATCTTCTTTACTTAAAACTTTAGTTACACGATTAACAGTATATGGAATATCAAACCCTTCTGAATTCCAGCCACTTAATACATCTGCATCGTCGATTAAATTTAAAAATGCATCCAGCATTTCGTGTTCTGTTTCAAACAACAGTGTATTTGGAAATTCTTTAACTTGCTCTTCTGCCTGCTCTATAGTTAATGTTTTAGGAGGAACAGCCAAACATACTAGTGTATCCAGCCATTGTAAATGTACAGCAATTGCTGTGATTGGCATAAACGCATCATCCGGACTGGCATATCCTCGTTCCGGATCAAAATCTACTTCGATATCAAAAAATGCCACATTTAATTTAGGAGCATCTTTACCTAGATAATTTTCTTCCAGGCAGCGGAATACTGGATTAATGTCGCTTTCGTAAAGTTTATGGTTGCTGTGTATTCGTTGTTCTTTTGTATGTTCCTTCCAACTTTTGGAGGAAACTTTACTTAAACTTTCGCCATGAATTGATCTATATTTGCCACGAGGATCGGGATAATAAAATAGATATTTGGCAGGATACTCGTGATAAATTCTGCCTTTCTTTGGATCGCGTTCGACAACTCGAACGATGTCTTGGTCGCGATCCCACGATGCGTCTACATAACTCATATATTCTTCCTATTGTCATTTACGGCTGACAAAATACCCAAATGGTCGTTTATGGCCGACCTAACCTTTATCACATATTATTTATCTATTGCAAAATTGCCTGACACACTAATCCTAAATTCGTCTGAAGTATAAAACGGATAAACACAATGTTTTAATGAAGCTGGAAAAATTAAAAGAGTATTTTCCATACTTCGGTCAGCTGGGATAAGATGTTCTGCTATTCCACCTAAACTACTTGTATATAAAAATGAAAAATGACCTGCAACCGGATAATTTGATTTAACACTAGGAGAGTTTGTTAATTCTGAATTTATATTGTAAGGAATAGAAATCCAAATAACAAAACTCAAGTCTCCATCGTGGTCGTGAGGAGGATTAAATTCATATTTTTCTTGAAAATTAATCCACGCACCTATTAGACGTATAGAAACATTTCCGGAAATTTTTGATTTTAAATATGGATCTTCTTTTATATAAGGAAAGATTGTAGTTGCTAGATAAC